ATGATGAGCAGCATACAGTCGATGATGGAACGCTATCAGTCCCAAAACGCAGAAGCATACCGTAACGCCCTGAAGGAAATCGTGCAGGAAATCGCTTTGTACAGTACGAGTAAGACTTCTTTCAAGCGATCACGGAGAATTTGACGGCAAATATGCCAAAGAAACAAGAGCGAACCCATTAATTAAAATGGCTGTAAGAATCCCGATAGACAGTGTTGTTAGGCGCTTACTATTCGTTTATGTCTACGCTTATGCCGGACTTGAATTTAATCGCAAAGTGGTCTGGAAATACTTGAATGCTTCTGATGAGTTTTCGTACCAGCGATTCATCAAATTCCGTCAGATTGGATGACTGCTCTTTGATGAATTCCTGCAATTCTTTGATGCGGTCCAAGATTTCTTTCTGGCCGCGCAGATTTGCTTCGGCTTTTTCTTTTTGCTCCCGTAAACGGAAAATTTCATTGGCGATGGCATCGTAGGCTTGGCGTCTATTCGTTTTTGCGATGAGCTCTTGTTGTAATTCTTCCAGACGCTTCTGGATGACTGCTGGGGAAGGCGTGCCAGATTGAGCAATGGCTTTGGCCAGATTTTCCTGCATCTTCTGAATGAAGGAATTGCTGTCCAAGAGAATTTCATTCATTGCTTTGATAGAAATTTCCTTGAGCAGCGCCTCATTTACCGTGCGATTCGTGCAGGTTGTATTTGCCGCAGATGGCTCTAGTCTTGTAATGCAGCGCCACACGATAGATTTGCAGCCGTGATTGTTCCAATGGACGCGCCGGTAAAGATCGCCGCATTCACCGCAGTAGACAATCTGAGAAAAGCAGTTGTTGCTGGAAAAATTACGCCGTTTCCCAGAAGGGCTGGTATGAACAACGCGGCGGCGGACCAGCTCGGCCTGGACTTGCATAAAAATATCTTTGGGAATAATGGCCTCGTGGTCATTTTCTACATAGTATTGAGGAACGATGCCGCTATTCTTGACGCGCGTTTTTGTCAAAAAATCAGTCGTATAAGTTTTCTGTAATAGCGCGTCTCCCATATATTTTTCATTTCGCAGGATTTTGTTGACGCTGCTTTCGTACCATTTCGTTTTACCGGCACCAGTAAGGACACCGTCTTTCTCCAAATGTTGTGCAATTTTTTTTGTGCTGTATCCTTCCAGGTATTCTCGATAAATCCGCTTAACGACTTCCGCTTGTTCAGGATCAATGATGAGATTACCTTTTTCGTCTTTCGTGTAACCTAAAAAATGGTTGTGGTTGATTTGCACTTTCCCTTGCTGGTAGCGATACTGAAGGCCGAGCTTCACATTCTGAGAAAGTGATTGTGATTCCTGCTGGGCGAGACTCGCCATGATGGTAATCAATACTTCGCCTTTAGCATCCATGGTGTTGATGCTTTCTTTTTCGAAGAAGACCGGGATGTTCTTATCTTTCAATTTTCGTATATACTTTAAGCAGTCCAGGGTGTTGCGAGCAAATCGACTGATGGATTTTGTGATGACCATATCGATATTTCCGGCCATGCATTCGCTAATCATGCGATTAAATTCTTCACGCTTTTTGGTGTTTGTGCCTGAAATGCCGTCATCGGCGAAAATGCCGGCAAGGACCCATTCAGGATGATTGTGGATATATTCTTTGTAGTGAGAAACCTGCGTTTCATAGCTGGTTTCCTGTTCATCAGAATCTGTGCTGACGCGGCAGTAGGCGGCAACGCGCAGCTTTTTTTCTTCCGGCTTTTTTATGGTATTGCCCATCTGTTTTTTAGCTGGAATGATCATGACAGTTGCCATTCGTAAACCTCGCTTTCAATCAGGCTGTAAAGATATTCAGCCTGCAACTTCGGATCTTTATACTGTTTGACAATTTTGGCCATTGTAAAGGAAGTTGGTGCGGATGATGGCTTTACCTTTGCTTTGCGATGCAATCTCCCCAGCAAAATGGCACGTCGCAGGAATTCCGCAGAAGCCTTATCAAATGTGTCCTTATCTATGATAGCAGGATAGAAGTTATCTCCAAGATAGTGTTTATTCTGCATCAGCCGTTTGGCCGAGCAGTGATATGTTTCCATTCCAGCTTCAGCGGCAGCTTTTTTCAGTGACATGCCGGAAAGATAGTTTTTATAGAGCCGTTTGATTTGCTCAGACTGTTCTTCGTTAATGACTGCTTTGCCGTTTTTTATGGTATATCCATAAGGTGTATGTCCCATATCATTGCCTCCTTTCCGTCAGGGTAAGGCCGCATTTTAACACGAAGCAGATTTCGTCGCGAGAACGAATGAGGATGGAGTCCACGAATTGTTCAAAGAGTGTTTCATCGAATGCTGTTAACGGTGAGGATTTTTCAGCAAAGCGCAAAAGCCTCGTGGTTTCTGGTACATGATTCATACTGTCAGAAACGGAATGCTTTAAAGCATTCATCTCCTTTTGATACGTATCGTATTGGGAAAGGAGTTCGTTTAATCCTTTATTGTAGATGACAGGACCAATCACACCTTGCGACAAAAGTTTCGCTAACGTTTCCCTTTTTTCAGCGTTCTGAGCAATTAGCGTATGGATTTTCTGCATCCTGTTCAGTGAACCATCATCCGGATTTCTTTTTAACGCTTGCAGATAAGGGATCAAGATGGTTTGATGAAAACATATCAGCTTATTCATCATGATGATAAAAGCCTTTTTTAAGACCTCGTCGCGAATAAAAAGCATGTGGCATTTATTTTTATTTTTGAGATGAGTGGTGCAGCACCAGGCTATGTATTTTCGCCCGTTGGAGTTGTGTATCCGACGCTTGAACGCGCTGCCGCATTCGCCACAGATTACTTTACCCGAGAATACATAACGATTCTGATATTTTTCGCTTCCTCGTACCACGCCTTTTTCGCTGGCTCGCTGTAGGATTAACTTTTGTGCGTTCTCGAAATCTTCGCGTCGGATGATTGCTGGATGATGATCTTTGATCAGGTATTGTGTCATTTCGCCATGATTGTTATGACGTCGGAAATGAGAATCCGAGTATGTTTTTTGGAACAGACAGTCACCAACGTATTTTTCATTGGTTATCATGTTGCGAATGGTGGTTGAGGTCCAGTGCCTGCTTCGCTTTGATGGAACGTTACGTTCGTTTAAAGCATTGGCGATCGCCTGTGTGCTTTTTCCGGATAGAAGCATCGCAAAGATTTTTTTCACAACGGCTGCTTGTCCCTGATTGACAATCAGCTGCTTTCCGTCCCAATCATAGCCATAGGGAGAAGAGCACACTTTGAATGTGCCAGTCTCGAACCGTTTCTGTATGGACCACTTGATATTTTCTGCAATCGATACAGATTCGTTTTCAGCCAGGGTGGAAAGCAGGGATAAAAAGAGCTCGCTTTCCATAGAGCCGGTATTGATGTTTTCTTTTTCAAAGTAGATGGGAATATGCAGGGCGAGTAAATCCCTGACGATTTCCAGACAGTCTGTAGTATTTCTACTGAATCGGCTGATTGATTTCGTTACAATGAAATCAATCTTGCCAGCTTTGCAGTCGTCCACGAGCCGTAATAGCTCTGGGCGTTTTTCTTTTTTCGTACCCGTGATGCCTTCATCATAATAGATGCCCGCAAATTTCCAATCATCACGGTTGTTGATGTAGTTCTCATAATGAATCTTTTGTGCGTCAAGGCTTTCAAGCTGTGCGTCAGAACTTGTAGAGACACGGCAGTAAGCAGTAACCCTGATTTTTTTCTTGCTCTTCAATGAAGATGGGGATTCCGCAATTTTTGTTACCTTCTTCAAGCAGACCGCTCCTTTCCAGGTCTATATATCACTCTATGACTAGGATATTTCAAGTCCTTTTGGCAGTATTTCCGCAAATAGGGGAGGAAAAGTTTCGCGATTGATATTGGAGAGAATGTGAAATTCTTTCTTACTGATGAGGTGATTAGCCAGCATAGCTCTGGCGATGCGTTGCGCCATATGAAAGCATAATTCGCTTTGCAGGCGTTCGGTAGTGTAGTAGAGATCAGGTGGTTTTGGGGTGAGGTTGTCCATAAGATTTATCTCCTAATTTTTTTATGGGAGGTGAGGAGGAACAACTTTCTCACCTCTACTTTCTTATGGAGAAAGCAGAGCTCTTTGAGCAAAGAAAAATGGAATACTTCAATAAAAGCCGCAGGCTCTTCTTGGTGGGAGAGACCTGCGGCTTTTGCTCAATCATAGGATAGTTCTCCATTAGGAAGTAAGAGAAGCGATTCCGAGCAGCTTGAAAAAATTATCCAAAGGCTTGCTCAAAATCAGAATCCTTCTCCAAAGGGAAGTAGAAGGTGCGATAAGGCCTTCGGAAAGGAGCAAACGCGATGGACAAAAACGATCTAGATATCGACATTGCCATGCGCAATATGGCGGAAGAAATCCAGATTCTTCATGCCATTAGTCAGGTATCCGCCAGGATGGCAAGGACGTTATTTCTCTTTGCCATGAATCATTTTCCATTGGAAGGAGAGACAATTAGTGACAAATGAAGAGACAGTAAAGGAAATCGCACAATTACTACACACGGCTGCAGACGCCATCTGTCATGCAGCGGATCAGCTGAATCGAATGGCGAAAAAGGAAAACGGCAGCGAAGTCCATGCATCCAGCAACAAGCAAACGCCACAGCTGACATTGGAAGAAGTCCGCAAGGTGGCCGCTGATAAGGCTCGTCAGGGATTCACGGAAGAAGTTCGCAGCCTGATCCAGAAGTACGGAGCGGACAAGCTGTCCAGCATTGATGCGGCGCAGTATGAAGCGTTCTTGAAGGAGCTGGAGGTGATTGGCCATGCCGGATAAACACGCCGTACTGTCAGCGTCGTCTAGCTATCGCTGGCTGGTTTGTCCGCCGTCCGCACAGGAATGCGCCAAGATTCCGGATACACCGAGCGAGTTCGCTCGGCAGGGGACGGAGGCGCATACGCTCTGCGAATTCAAGGTGAAGACGGCGCTGGGACAGAAGCTGGAAGCCCCGACGGAATCTCTTACCTACTTTGATGAAGAGATGGCGGAATGCACCGATGAATACGCACAGTTCGTCATGGAATCTCTGGCCTCTGCCAAAGCATCCTGCAAGGACCCGATGATCATGGTGGAACAGCGGCTGGACTTTTCCAAGTGGGTGCCAGGCGGATTTGGAACAGGCGACTGCATCATTGTGGCTGACGATACCCTGACGGTCATCGATTACAAGCACGGCTTGGGAGTTCTGGTGGATGCCGAGAGGAATCCGCAGATGCTGTGTTATGCTCTCGGTGCGCTGAACCTGTTTGATGGCATCTATGATATCCGCCGGGTGTCCATGACTATCTTCCAGCCCCGCCGGGACAACGTCAGCACCTGCACCATGAGCAAGGAAGAACTGCTCCAGTGGGCCGAAACAGTGCTGAAGCCTACCGCAGAACTGGCGGCGAAGGGAGAAGGAGAGTACAAGGCTGGCGACCATTGCCGTTTCTGCAAGATCAAGGCGACTTGCCGCAAGAGGGCTGAATACAATCTGGAACTGGCTCAGTATGATTTCGCCGTCCCATCCACGTTGCAGGATGAAGAAATCGAAGCCGTCCTTTCGAAGGCCGATGAACTGGTGAACTGGGCCAGTGACGTCAAAGAGTACGCTTTGCAGCAGGCCCTGTCCGGCAAGCAGTGGGACGGATGGAAACTGGTCGAAGGCCGCTCAAACCGCCGCTACGTAAGCGAAGAAGCAGTCGCCGCCAAAGTGGAAGAAGCAGGCTTCGACCCATATGAAAAGAAGCTGCTCGGCATCACAGCGATGACGAAACAGCTCGGCAAGAAACGGTTTGAAGAACTGCTGTCAGGTTTAGTGGAAAAGCCGCAGGGCAAGCCGGTCCTGGTGCCGGCATCGGATAAGCGTCCGGCCATGTACATCGCAGCAGATGAATTCAATGATGAAAAATAAGGAGGAACTTGTTATGTCCAAGAATTATGTCAATCCGTGCAAAGTGATTACCGGAGTCAATACCAGATGGTCTTATGCCAACGTCTGGGAATCGAAGTCCATCAATGGTGGTACGCCGAAGTACAGCGTCAGCCTGATCATTCCTAAGTCGGATACGAAGACCGTAGAAAAGATTCGTGCTGCGATCAAGGCTGCCTACAAAGAAGGCGAAAGCAAGCTCAAGGGCAATGGCCGTGTCGTACCAGCTCTTGAAGCCATCAAGACGCCGCTCCGTGACGGCGACCTGGAACGCCCGGGCGATGATGCCTATAAGGACAGCTTCTTCGTCAATGCCAATTCGGCGACCAAGCCGGGCATCGTCGATGCCGACTGCCAGCATATCCTGGAACGTTCTGAAGTTTATTCCGGCGTCTATGGGCGTGCGTCCATCAACTTCTATGCCTTCAATAGCAACGGAAATAAAGGCATCGCCTGCGGCCTGAACAACCTCCAGAAAATCCGCGACGGCGAGCCCCTTGGCGGCAGACCGCGTGCGGAAGATGATTTCGCTACGGCTGCTGATGATGATTTTCTGGCCTAAGGAGGGATGAAGATGGAGACGCTAATGAAGCTGATTCTGGAGTGCCTGTACTGCTTGCTTGCGCTGTGCGCTTGCGGATTCTTTATGGCCATGATTTATACGGATATCAAAAAAGACCAGCGAGATGAAGAAATGGATCGGCGCCGGGAAGAACGGGAAGAAGAATATCATCGTAAGCGGATGGAATCCATCCAGAAATAAGTACTATTCCATGGTGGCGACGGGGCTTTATGCCTCGTCGTTTTTGAGGTGAAGCGTATGAAAACCATCAGTATCGACATTGAGACATTCAGCGATGTCAATCTGGCGAAATGCGGCGTGTACAAGTATGCAGAATCGCCAGCCTTTGAAGTCCTCCTCTTCGGTTATGCCGTGGACGGGGGCGAAGTGCAGGTCGTTGACCTGGCGCAGGGAGAGAGCATCCCGGATGATATCCTGGATGCCCTGACCGATGAATCTGTCACCAAGTGGGCGTTCAATGCCAGTTTTGAACGTGTCTGTTTGTCGCGGTATCTGCGTGATCTGGGGAGAAGTCTGGACCCATTTCATGATCATCATCCGCTTTCTCAGGACTGTGCCAGGTTCCTCAATCCGGCGGGATGGAAATGCTCCATGATCTGGTCGGCCTATATGGGACTGCCTCTTTCTCTGGAAGGCGCAGGGACCGTGCTGAATCTGGACAGCCAGAAGCTGAAGGAAGGCAAAGACCTGATCCGCTATTTCTGCGTTCCTTGCAAGGAAACTAAATCGAATGGCGGCAGGACAAGAAACCTTCCTCAGCATGACTTAGACAAATGGACCTTATTCAAGTCCTATAACAAACGGGATGTGGAAGTGGAAATGGCCATCCAGGAGAGGTTGAAGAAGTATCCCGTACCGCAGCAGGTATGGGATGAATATCATCTCGACCAGGAAATCAACGACCGGGGCATTGCCATTGACCGGACATTGGCTGAAAATGCCATCGTCATCGATGCCCGCAGCCGGGAAAGCCTGATGGCTATGCTGAAGGAAAAGACGGGCCTAGAGAATCCGAACTCCGTCATCCAGATGATTGGCTGGTTGGAACGGCACGGGATGAAGACCGATTCTTTGGGCAAGAAGCAGGTACAGGAGCTGCTGAAGACGGCAGAAGAACCGTTTCGCAGCGTACTGCTACTCCGGCAGAAGCTGGCCAAATCCTCGGTCAAAAAATACCAGGCCATGGAAATGACGGCCTGCGAGGACAGTCGGGCCAGAGGCATGTTCCAATTCTATGGGGCCAATCGGACTGGGCGATTTGCCGGTCGTCATATCCAGCTGCAAAATCTGCCACAGAATCATCTGCCGGATCTCGCAGAAGCTCGGGAATTGGTACGACAGGGAAATTATGAAGCCTTGAAACTCCTGTATGATTCCATCCCCGATGTCCTTTCCCAGCTGATCCGTACGGCCTTTGTGCCCCGGAAAGGGATGAAATTTGTCGTATCAGACTTTTCGGCGATTGAAGCCAGAGTACTATCGTGGTTGGCAGGAGAAACATGGCGCTCAGATGTCTTTGCCAGGAATGGGGATATCTATTGCGCCTCGGCCAGCTTCATGTTCGGCGTTCCTGTGGAAAAACATGGCCGTAATGCGCATCTTCGGCAAAAAGGGAAAATCGCAGAACTGGCGCTTGGCTATGGCGGTTCCATCGGTGCGCTGAAGGCCATGGGCGCTCTTGAAATGGGCCTTACGGAAAATGAGCTGTATCCTCTGGTGCAATCCTGGCGGTCGGCCAATCCGCATATCGTCGATTTTTGGTGGCAGGTGGATGCCGCCGTGAAAACAGCCATCAAGGAACAGATCCCCATGCAGGTCGGCTGCATCCGCTTCCTGTACCAAAGCGGCATGCTGTTTATCCAACTTCCCAGCGGACGGCGGCTTTCCTACGTAAAGCCTCGGATGGGAGAGAACCGCTTCGGCGGCGAGTCCGTCACTTATGAAGGCATCGGTGCAACGAAGAAGTGGGAACGGCTGGAGAGCTACGGCCCGAAGTTCGTGGAAAACATCGTCCAGGGCATCAGCCGGGACATTCTCTGCTATGCCATGCAGACATTGCAGTGCTGTGCCATCGTCGGCCATGTCCATGATGAACTGATTATCGAGTGCGACAGAAATGTCAGCGTCGATGCCATCTGCGAGCAGATGGGGCGGACACCGCCATGGGCCGAAGGATTGTTGCTCCGGGCAGACGGATACGAATGTGAATTTTATCAAAAAGATTAATCCTATTGCTCAAATACAAAGTTTTTCTCCATAGGTAAGTAGAGGGTTCCTTAGAAAGGAGAGACGGCTATGGATTTATTTAATGATGAGCATTATGCGGACCCTACGCCGCAGCAGGCAATATCTCGGATACAGGCAAAAAAAGGAACGGCGAATACGTACCACCCTTTGGCGTATATATGTTCGCCGTTTTCCGGGAATGTCTTAGAAAATATCAAAAATGCCAGGAGGTATTCTCGCTTTGCTTTTGAGCAGGGATATATCCCCATTGCCCCGCACTTGCTTTTTCCACAGTTTCTTGATGATAGGAAGCCGGAGGAGCGGGCTATGGGACTGTATTTTGGCAATGTGCTTATGAATTTTTGCCGTGAAGTGCTGGTGTTTGGCAATACTATATCTCCTGGTATGGAGGCAGAAATTCGACGGGCCAGATGGAAAAATTACAGACTGCGATTTTTTAATGACAACTTCGAGGAGGAACAAAGATGAAGTTTACAGTCTATACCGCGAACTGCACGGGAAATGAACGAAATGTCCTGTATCCCAATCGAGTAGAAATCACCGATGGAAATGCTTTGCAATCCGCTGCTGTTTACGATCATGTTTGCGCAAAATATGAAGGCTGCTGCCGGGGCCGGGAGAAGTTTTTAGCATCTAATGTAGTGGTCATGGATTGCGACAACAGCCATACCGACGATCCGGCGCAGTGGGTAACAGGAGAAAAGCTGATGGCAATGCTTCCCGATGTAGCGATGGCTGTGGTTCCGTCGCGCAATCACATGAAAGAGAAGCATGGAAAAAGTGCCAGACCAAGGTTCCATGTTTATTTTATGATTCCGGAGCAGAGAGATGCCGACACTTATACAGCGCTGAAACAAAGCATCCAGCGACGCTTTCCTTTCTTCGATGGTGCTGCACTGGATGCCGCCCGGTTTCTTTATGGCAGTTATGCAAAATCCAGCCTTTGGCAGGATGGGAAAAAGACGATTGCCGATTTATTTTGCCAAGAGGAACAAGGCAAATCGATTCCTCAGGGGCAGCGCAACAACACCATGTCGCAGTTTGCGGGCAGACTCGTCAAGCGCTACGGTGTGACGGAGCGGGCACATATCATATTCCTTGAACGGGCAGCGGAGTGCGAGCCCAGGCTTTCCGACGATGAGCTCGGCACGATATGGCGCAGCGCCGCAAAGTTTGCGAGGAGGGTGCAGGCGCAGCCAGGATATGTGCCGCCCGAGGAATATGAGTTTCAGCGTATGTCGCTGAAGCCAGATGACTACAGCGACATCGGTCAGGCAAAGGTGCTGGCGCGCGAATATGGGAGCGAGCTGAAATACACGCCAGCGACCGATTATCTCCGCTATGACGGCACAACCTGGAATGAATCCAGGGCGCAGGCCGTTGGAGCGGTGGAGGAGTTTTTGGACCTGCAGCTGGCAGACGCGCAGGATGCGGTGAAAAAAGCAGCCGATGCGCTGACTGGGGCAGGAGTGGCCAAGGAAAAGGTTTCCAAGGGTGGAAAGACGCTGGAAAAAGAAATCACGGATGTCAGGAGAAAAGCCTATGCCGCGTATCTTTCTGCCCATGCTTATCTGACGTTTGTCGAGAAACGGCGCGACATGCGGTATGTGCTTTCTGCACTGCAGGCCGCAAGGCCGATGCTTGAAATCCGGGTGGCGGATCTTGATCATGATGCTTTCCTGCTGAACACGCCTGACGGCACTTATGATTTGCGTTTGGGATTGGCAGGAAAAAGAGAGCACCGGCCCGAGGATTATGCGACCAAGGTTACGTCCGTCTCGCCCGGCGATCAGGGAAAGCAGATCTGGCAGGACGCCATCGGTACCTTCTTCTGCGGAGACATCGAGCTCATGGACTATGTGCAGCAGGTGGTCGGCCTCGCGGCGGTGGGAAAGGTGTTCGTGGAAGCCCTCATTATCGCATATGGCGAAGGGCGCAACGGGAAATCAACATTCTGGAACACCATATCGAGGGTGCTTGGAACCTACAGTGGCAATATCTCGGCGGACACGCTGACGGTCGGCTGCAAGAGAAACTACAAACCGGAGCTTGCCGAGGCCAAAGGAAAGAGAATGCTCATAGCGGCGGAACTGGATGAGGGCATGCGGCTGAATACCGCAATCATCAAGCAGCTTTGTTCCACGGATGAAATCCAGGCTGAGAAGAAGTACAAAGACCCGTTCCACTTCACGCCGAGTCATACGCTCATCCTGTACACGAACCATCTGCCGCGCGTCGGCGCCAATGATCCGGGAACCTGGCGGCGACTGCTGATCATTCCGTTTGACGCTGTGATCGAAGGGAACAGCGATATCAAGAATTACGCGGAGTATCTGGCAGAAAAAGCTGGGCCCGCAGTGCTTTCCTGGGTGATTGAGGGGGCGCAGAAAGTCATCCAGAATGGTTTCCGCCTGAAGCGACCTTCAACGGTGGAAAGCGCGGTGGCTTCTTATCGCGAGAGCAATGATTGGCTGGGACATTTCTTGTCTGAGTGCTGCATGGTCGGAGTAAACTGCCATGCAAAGTCCGGTGAGCTGTACAGCACTTACCGAGCCTATGCGTCTAGTGCTGGCGAGTATGTACGCAGCACGACGGATTTCTATTCTGCTATGGAGTTTCGGGGCTTTACCAGGCATAGGACGAAGAAGGGCGTCATCGTTGATGGATTGATGCTTCTTGAGGCCAGGGAGTTTCTGGAGTGAAATACCATCATCATGTGTGATTTTAGGGTGGTGGAGAGAAGCAGGAACTAAGTTTTTACTGTCTATTTTACTAATAAATATTTAATGGTGCAGGTACATGAAGGTCGTTATATAAAACCCCCTTTAGGGCAGTTTTATCACAAAAAAACCTATATAGGGAGTTTTAGGAATCGACCTACTCCAACCTGCACCCTGCGGATAAAACGGCTTGATGAAAGGGAGCAGATCAACATGAGAGAACGGGATATCGAGCGCAGGCTCATGACGGAAACATTGAAGCGCGGAGGCGTGGCGCTGAAGTTTGTCAGCCCCGGCTGCGCGGGCGTGCCGGACCGCATCGTGATGATGCCAGGTGGGAAGATGGGATTCGCGGAGCTTAAGGCTCCGCACCAGAAGCCGCGCCCGCTGCAGGAGCGGCGCATCCGGCAGATGCGGGCGATGGGATTCAAAGTTTTTGTGATTGACAGTATCGAACAGATCAGCGGTGCATTGGATGAAATCGAGGAGGATTCATGATGCAGATACAGCAGCTTGAGAAGAGGATGAAGCGCATCAAGCCGGGCGATGAGATTCATTTCAACAGCGTAGGCGCCTGCCGCGTGCCGGGCGATATGGGACGCAATATCAGCATGACCATTCCGGCGGATGGTACCGTGGAGCGTGTGTATCCGCGCTACGTCCTGGTCAGTCTGGGACGCGTCAGGGAATGCGTTCTGTGGGACGGCATCGCCGCCGTGAATGGCAGGCCTTGGCCGCTGTACAGGGAGGGCAAAGCCTCATGAAGTACACGCCTCATGCCTATCAGCGGTACGCCGCGCAGTTTATACTGAACCATCCGGCAGCGGCAATCTTCCTGGACTGCGGCCTTGGCAAGACGGTCATTACGCTCACGGCTATCCGGGAACTTTTGCATGACTCCTTCGCCGTACGGAGAGTGCTGATCATCGCGCCTCTCAGAGTAGCGAGAGACACCTGGCCGAGCGAGATTCGGAAATGGGATCACCTGTCAGGCCTGACCTATGCCGTAGCTGTGGGGAACACCGCCAAAAGATTGGCGGCGCTCCGCCAGAAAGCGGAGATCACCATCATCAATCGGGAGAATGTCGACTGGCTGATAACAAACAACACGTTCGACTTCGACATGGTCGTCGTTGATGAACTGAGTTCTTTCAAGTCTCATCGGACGAGACGCTTCAAGGCACTGATGAAGGTGCGGCCGATGGTGAGCCGCATCGTGGGGCTCACCGGGACACCGTCAAGCAACGGCCTCATGGATCTCTGGGCGGAGTTCCGGCTTCTGGACATGGGCAAGCGTCTCGGAAGATTCCTCACGCAATACCGGGAACAGTACTTCCTGCCGGACAAGCGGAACGCGCAGATGGTTTTCACCTACAAGCCGCGTCCGGGAGCCGAAGAAAAAATCTATGAAGCCATCAGCGATATCACCATCTCGATGAAGTCCGGGGACTACCTGGAACTTCCCAAGTGCTTGACGAACGTGGTGCAGGTAGAGATGAACGAGCGGGAGCGCAGGATCTACGAGCGGCTGAAAAAAGACATGGCGGCGGAAATCGATGGCAAGGAAATCGACGCCATGAACGCCGCCGCGCTTTCAGGAAAACTCCTGCAGATGGCAAACGGCGCTGCCTACGACGGAGAAGGCCGGGCCGTGCACCTGCACGACAGGAAACTCGACGCGCTGGAGGATCTGGTCGAGAGCGCGAACGGGCGTCCGGTCCTCATCGCCTACTGGTTCCGTCATGACCTTGAGCGCATCCGCGGGAGATTCCCCGGGGCAAGAGAACTCAGGCAGGAGGCCGACATCGCTGATTGGAACGCCGGAAGGATCAGCATCGGACTCATCCATCCTGCGAGCGCGGGCCACGGACTCAATCTGCAGGATGGCGGCTCCATGCTGATCTGGTTCTCTCTTGCCTGGAGCCTCGAGCTCAACCAGCAGACGAACGCCAGACTCTGGCGTCAAGGACAGAGGCATACCGTCACCATCCACTACCTCGTGATGAAAAACAGCATCGATGAAAGTGTGATGGCGGCACTCACACGAAAGGATAAGGTGCAGGAAGCACTCATGTCAGCCGTAAAGGCAGAATTCGGAAAGGAGTGATACCACATGGATTCCTATGAGGCTCTGGCGAACGCCATCATCACGCAGGCAGCGAAAGACTACAGAACCGCGGCACCACAGGGGAAAGCGGCCATTCGCAAGTTTTTCCGCTCCGCTTATTTTACGATTCTCACATCACTTGATCCGGAGTATCTGATTGCACGACTGGAGGCGGAAAAGGCATGAACGCCAAGGAATTCTTTCAGCGGAATTATTACCTGGAGCAGCGAGTAAACAGCAGACTCCGAAGACTTTCC